ATAAACTTGAAGGAGACAAGGCTACTCTTTTAGAGGCAGTCGAAATTTTAGAGGAATCTAAAGATCAGCCGTTTAAATCTTCTGAAAAAGCCGTCATCATCTCTGAAGATGTTGACAAGAAGGAGGTAGATGAGCTAGATATACTGTCTAGAGCACAAAATGACCTTCTAACCCCAGAGGTTATGAAGTTCATGCCTCAGTCTAATACTTAAGTAAGGAAAAACACTATGTTAGCAGAAAATTCTGAAATTCTGAATAAGTGGGCACCTGTATTGGAGGGAATTGATAGCGATTATACTAGGAAAGTTACCGCACAACTGCTTGAAAACCAAGCCAAGTCTATTCTGTCCGAAAGATTAGACGAGGCAGGTGGGATGTCAGATGCTTCACCAACTACGGTTGGTAAGCTAGGTACTTTCCAGAAGTTCGCATTCCCCCTCGTTCGGCGTGTTTACCCACAACTGATTGCCAACCAGATTGTTGGCGTTCAACCTATGGGAGGCCCTGTCTCTCAAATCTTTTATCTGGGCTACGATCGCGCCTCTAATAAATGGGGCCGTGACCAGACTATTTATAGTAAATATAACCTGACCTACGGCGGCATGGTTGCCAGTGGCCTGTATGATGGCGGAATCACTGCGGCCCAAGCGGCGAGCAACCCGTCTGCGATGAGTCTCTACCTGTCCAGTGTAGCTCCTGGACTCGCTGCTAATGTTTCGGCTACCATGGGTGGTCAAATTGCTGCGTTCCCTGATGCTTCTACTATCTTGGGCTACAGTGTCTCTGCTGGTGAGCATCTTGCTGATGGTGAGATTCCTGAGATGAACATGCATATCGAGCAACAGGCTGTTGTGGCCCGTACTCGTAAGATGAGGGCTCTCTGGACTCTGGAAGCTGCACAGGATCTTCGCGCATACCATAACCTGGATCTTGAAGGTGAACTTACGGATCTGCTTTCCAAGGAATTGACCTTGGAGATCGACCGTGAGCTTATCGAAGATCTTCGTATGATTGCTTACGATCCTAAGAGTATTACAGGGTGGAACCGAGATTCCCTTGATAACCCCAACTCCAATAACTTTGGACAGGTAGGTACTTTAGGTACACCGAAGGGTGGTCCTGCTACTGGTGCTGGTCCTGCTGGTACGCAAACTGGTTTTAACACTGAGGGCTTTATTCCTGGTACTTATCTGTATGATTTTGCAAACGCTGGTGTTGGTAACCCATCGGGTACTGCTAGCAACGTGTTCTTGCTTGATCTTTCTGGATCTTTCCTGGGTACGGCTTATGCACCACAACATGTTGGTCAGGTGTATGCTAACCTGCTGGCGGCACTGAACTTTGCCTCACAGGATATCTATGTAACCACCATGCGTGGTCCTGGTACTTGGGTTATCACCTCTCCGACCGTCGCAGCTATGCTTGAGTCTGCTGCGAAGCTAGAGGGGGGTATTGATTCTAAGGCTGGCCCCACTAACATTAAGGGTAATAGCGTAGAATACAAGGGTAAATTCGCTGGTAAGTATGATCTTTATGTTGATCCTATGTATCCAGAGGATGAAATCATGATGGGCTACAAAGGTAGTGGACCGATGGATGCAGGGTTTGTTTATTGCCCATACATTCCGCTCCAGCAACTGCCTACTATCACGGATCCGTCTACCTTCCAGCCGAGAAAGGGAATCCTGACTCGTTATGGTAAGGCAGCGGTTACTCCTGAAAATAGGTTCTATCGGATTATTAGACTGGTTGGCTTCAGTGCTAACTACATCTTCAAGCCATACAATGCTGCAATACGCAATTCTTATGCATAAGTAGATTAGTATAGTCTAACTAAATAAATAAGAGCCAGGAAATTAATTTCCTGGCTCTTGTTTTTTACCTATATAAAGAGAGAGGTTTTTTATGAAGTATAAATACATAGGAACTATACCCACGGTATGTGTAGTTGAGGGTAAATTAATTCAAGTTAATAAGGGAGACCTTGTTAATATTGCTAAACCTGTTTCTTCGGAATTTGTGGTGGTATCTTATGGTGCTCCACAAAAAAAGATGAGTGCCCCTACGCCTAAAGTAACTCAACCACAAAAAGAGGTGAGAAAGAATGCCACTACAACCCAAACTAGCAGCCTGGGGAAATAGTTTTGCTCCCTATGCGGGGCAAAATATTAATTCCGCTAGTATAACTAATGGGGAAATTAATTATGAGACTCTTAACAATACCACCATGTCTGACGGGGTGGAGTGGACTCATTTTGAAGAGAACATAAAAGATTTTATACTAGCACGCTTGGGACATCCTGTAGTGCGTGTTGAACTTACACCCTACCAAATAAAGACTTGCATAGATGAGTCGGTAGGGACTATGTATAATCATGCTCCGCTTTTTGCTCATCAGTTTGCTACTTTTGATGCTTCCGCTGGGTATAGTACTTATAAAATTCCTAGTTACATCTTGGATAACCTAGAATATGTTGTGTATAAGAAGACCCTTCTATCTATTCAGCAAGCCGCAGGCACCCTAGAATTTGACTTTTTCATTAAATACTTTCAAGACAACTTCCTCTTTCAAAATTTTGGAGTGGGAGATTTTTATCTTCTCCAACAAAATTTAGAGATGATGAGAAAGATTTTAGGGCAAGAAGGAGCGTTCACTGTATTAGATAATCAGTATTTGCACATTACACCCAAGCCTGTCGTAACTCCTCAAACTGTTATCATTGTATACCGAGCAATAAACTCAGATACTTTGCATCCTGCTTATAGAAATTGGATACAGCAGTATGCATTGGCTGCGGCTAAAGGAACCTTGGGCCAGATTCGAGGCAAGTATCAGACTGTGCCTTCTCCAGGAGGGGGGGCGAGATTAAATGGGGACGCTCTTGTAAAAGAAAGCCAAGAAGAAAAAGATAAATTAATTCAAAGGCTACTGGATGAGTTCGAAGAGCCACCACGCTTCTCAACATACTAATGTCAAATAAAAATTATAAAGTTGGTGTCAAGCCTCCACCCCTCCCTCAATTAGAGGAATCCGATGGGCAGTTAAACTTCTTTGATCCTGCTAATCCTGATATTAATCTTTTCAACTTAGTAGATGATGAGATGATTAAGATTTCTGGATCTGAAATTTTATACTATTCCTATATGCAGGGGGACATGCAGTATGACCCTGTTTATATGGAGGCACGAAATAAACCTTTATCTAAAGAGCCAATCTTAGTGTATGGGCATTACGAACCAAAGGTTTTGGAGGAAGCTTTAGGACAATTTGGTATTGAGCTAACCAATGATCAAGTATTCATATTTAATAAAAGTTATATGGAGCAGAGAATTAAGGGGTATTTAAAACCTGGAGATGTTCTTCAACCAAAATTTCAAAATCAAAAGTATGAAATCATTGAAGTTCAAGAAGATAGCTTTGAGATTTATGGAGTGTATCATTTAGTATGTGCGGCTAAACTCCTGAGAGATTCTCCTGATGTTCAAGATAGTGTTATCACCCAGGTATCTGATCCTCTTTCTAGAAATATTCCGAAGACTATAGAGGAGGCTTACGATGGCCTTTAAAACTTATGTATTGGAATCCCAGGCATCAGGAGTACTACCGTCCTTTCCTACGTCTCAAAGGGCTTTAGAGTGGGCAAAAGAAAAAGTACAAGAAAAAACCACTGTTTCTAATACCATTCCTCTTTTTTATAGGGAGGTCTTACGATTCTTTATATCTAGATTAGGAAATTTAGCTTACCTTAATTCAGATACTGAACTGGTTGATATTAAATGCATACATTCTAATCCTGAAAGGACTATAGCCAAGCTACATCAAGAAGATAATATCATACTTCCTATAATTTCTATTAGCCAAAATTCTTCTGATAACGCTGATAAAAGAAGGAGACAGTCCTCAAATATAGTTGTAGATAGTTGGTGGAGTGCGGAAAGAAAAAGAGCTTTTAGAGTTCTTTCTATTGTTCCTAGGCCCGTGGATATAGAATATGGGATTAATATATGGGCCAAGTATAAAGCAAATTTAGATCAAATTGTAGAGCAAATTAGGCTTATGTTTAATCCTAGCTTAGTAGTAGAGACTCCTTATACTACCACAGCTTTATCTTTTGTGGAGCAGGAGTCCGACACTTCTACTTTAGATATATCAGACAGAGAAGAGAGGATAATAAGAAGATCATTCAAAGTTAAAGTAGAAGCTTATATTCCTAATCCTAAGTTTTTAGTAACAAGTACAGGAGAAATTGAAGAATTTAATAGTGAGACCACAATCTATTAAAAAAAATGATCAAAAATTGATCTACATATAGTAAATACTAAAGAGAATAAATTATGAAGTCTATTACCAACACGAGTCTACAGAGCTGGAGTCTCCCATTCCAAACACCCGAGGGAGTGAAAACTTTTTTTCTTACTCCCAAAAAGACAATTAAGGTTCCTGCTTCATATCTTACCGAGGATGTTATCAGGTATCACCAAAGAAATCTGATTAAAATTCAAGATGTATAATAGGAGATCTTAAATGCCCAATTTTGTAAGTCCAGGTGTCTATGTTATTGAGAAAGACATCTCAGATTATCCCGTCACCATTAATTCGTCTGTTGTTGGAATTGTAGGCTTTGCTGGCCGAGGCCCTGTTGCGGGGACCAACGAACAAAAAGCAACTTTAATTACTAGCCCTCAGCAACTGATTGATACTTTTGGAGAGCCAAGTGAGGACATTAAAGGTCAAGCCTTGGAGGGGGCTCTTGAAATCTTAGAGACTACTGATTCTATGAGATTCATTAGGTGTGCATCGGATGCTATTAATGCTTCTGCCCTCACCACAATAGGTGGGTGCCCTGCTTTCTCTATTAGTGGTACGCAGTATGCTCCTATCGCACCTAATTCTGGGGGAGGGGGCGCTAATATTGGAATGTCAGCTATAGGCAGTGCAGATGATACTACTTCTTCTGTGAGATTCACCATCACAGCTTATGATAAAGCTAGAACTAAAACTGTTGATGCTAAAGTTTATACTATCCCACCTAGTACTCTAAGTTTATCCTCTTCTAATGGGGCTACTACTATCTTAGGATTACAAAAGGTATTGGGTGGATCATTAGATGCCGATAAGATTGGAGCGTTTGCTGATTCCAATAGTCTGAATGCTTCATCCTTCTTGGTTGGCCTAGCGGCAGGAGACGCAGCTACTATCGAGGTTAAAGCAGAAATTCTAGATGGTAATAGTACGTGGCATGGTTTTGATATGATTGCCCCACTAAATATGGTTGGGGCTAGCGGAACTGCGGCTTCCTCTACTACTGCATCAGGAACTTCGGTGGATACTACTTCGGTATCCTATCTAGCTAAAAGTTTATGGCCAGGGGAAGGGTATAATGCAGGTACTAAATCAGATGGGTCTACTAGTGGTGTAAGCTTTGAAGTAAATGCTATCGGTGGACACACAACTAATAACCAAGTTAACGATTTGGGAGTGGCTGCTGAGGACTTTAAAGCGGGTACTGTCTCTGCTTCTTTCCTGGAAGATGTAATTGGAACTACTTATGCGGGAAGAACTTCTAATTATATAACAGCTAATTTTGCATCAGGATCTAATGCTGGTGGAACTTTAGACGATACTCTAGGAGTAACAGCTATAACTTCCTTTGAAAAGCCTCTTACTAGCCTTGTAGGTACAGCATTAACAATTGTTGGTGACCAGACTGGTGCTGCGGGTCCTGCTGATCCTCGTTTTGTCAAGTTGGTTCAAGGTACTTACAATTTAGGAGGAGGTACTAATGGTATCCCCACTACTGATGCGGCTGTTGCTACAGCAATTATAGGAGCAGTACAATCGGATGGTGGGAAGACTGGTATTGAAGCGATGGATGATCCAGTGCTTAATATTTCAATAGGTCTCGCTCCTGGTCCAGGCGTAGGAGATCTTCAGAATGTACAAAATGCTCTTATTACTAAAGCAGAAGCAACTACAGATTTCCTAGCTCTTCTTTCCCCTCCATATGCGATTGGTACCCCAGGGGATGCTATCAACTGGAGTAATGGATTTGCTACTCAGAGAACGGCTGCTATAAATAGTTCTTATGGTGCTATTTACTGGCCTTGGTTAAAGGTATTCCAGGTCTTTGATGGAAAAGATCGTTGGTTAGCTCCTGAGATTTATGGTGCAAGACAGATTACCTTTACAGATAGTGTTTCAGACCCATGGTTTGCTCCCGCTGGTTTTGTAAGAGGACGTTTAACTAAGCCTACAGATGTTGAAGTTATTCTAAACCAAGGGGACAGGGATTCAATGTATTCAGGAGGTAACTGCCTGAATCCGATTGTTAATTTCCCACAGAATGGTATTGCTATCTTTGGACAAAGAACTTCTCAAAGACAGCCTACTGCTTTAGATAGAATTAATGTTAGACGCATGATGATCTATATTAAGAAACAAATTCTTGCTTCTACTCAGAGGCTAGTATTTGAGCCTAATGATCCTATTACTTGGGAAAGGGTTGTTACATTAATTCAGCCGATGTTGGCAGATATTTCCATGCGACGAGGAATCACAGAGTTTAAGGTTGTCTGTGATGAGACCACTAACACCCCAGTAAGGGTTGATAGGAATGAAATGTGGTGTAAGGTTCTTATCAAGCCTACGAAGACTGCGGAAATGGTAGTGTTCGAACTAAACCTCACTAATCAATCTGCTCAAATAGCATAAGTATATAAGGAACTATTTAAATGGCAACAAAATCACATTATGGAACTAACACGTTCTCTCGTACTCTAACTCCTCAGTCAGTATCTATGCCCTTGATTTCACAAGGACTAGATTCTGTAAGGACCTATCAATGGGAAATTCATTTTGAACTCCCCACCAGTATTTCTGGGCAGACTACTGTAGAGAAGTTAGTTTTAGCTGCTAAACAAGTTACAGCTACAGGGTTTTCTTCTGAAGCCATCGAAGCTCATCGTGTAAACGATAAAGTATACTATCCAGGCAAGGCTTCTAATGATGGTGTTACCGTAACTTTTGATAACTTTTATGCAAACAACGGCAAAATAGCCAATCTCTTATGGCAATGGTTCCAGACTACTTATGATCCCATGCGTGGTGTTTTTACGTCTGGGAATAAAGTTCAAAAAATGACCATCCTTAACCTAGGTCCCACCCAAGCTCCGCAGTATGAGACTACCTTAATTGGAGTCTGGCCTAAGAGTTGGAAGTCTGCTGAATTTAACTATGGTACCAATGAATTCCACACTATTGAAGTAAACTTCGCTTATGATTTCATGAATCATGGAGATCTCTAATAAGAATGATAATTCTACTATAAAATATACATAACATATAACAAAGCCCAGCCTGGATTTTTTTGGGCTGGGCTTTTTCTATGATATAACATCCAATGGAATACTACAACTCACTACTAGAAAGCTACGATCTCCTTAAAAAAAGAAAGTTTAAGCTTTCTTTGAAAGAGCAAGATGTTGGAGGGGGTTCTACGGATGACCAAATACAGACTGTTATAAGTACTGCTACTGGATCTCCCTCATCCAAACCAGGAGAGGCACAAACAATAAATGATGTAGAATTGTGGTTAAAAAAAGGTACCCAACGTGTTATGGGTAGGTTGGGGTCAAGAAATGGAGAATTGGTAGGTGAGAACGGCCAAAGAGTTGAAGGACCCAATCAGGATATGATGTGGAAAAATATGTTTCCAGGAGAAGAGGAGCCTACCCCTGATAAGGGGCCCGTGGATACAGGAGTGGATACTCAACCCCTGTTAACTGCTACCACAGATCTAGGAAAATTTATTGAAAGATTGAAAGATTTTGAAGAGGGAAATTTAGAAGACCAACTAGAAAAAATTAAACTTAACCAAACTCTTTTGCAGAATATTCCTCTTGTAGATATGGAAGAAACTCTAAGGATTGTTACTGAGTTTTTAAATTTATCTCTATTAATATATAACAACCCTGTTGACGCTAATAAGGGAAATTATGCCGAGAGGATCACGAAATTTTTAGAAGATAATGACGTTATTAGAACTCCAGAGGGGGTAATTTTATTTAATGGGCATTCTATTGGGATTACTTCGGATGAATCTCCTCTGGGGAGGGCGATAAGAGAGTCTGCTAGGGAGATAGATAGAGTCCAACGTAGGAAGGTAGCTAAAGCCAGAGGGGGCAAAAGAATAGTGCGTAAAGCGTTGCCAGATGCGGATAGGGGAACGGTGGGGGAGCTAATGGATTCTTTGGAGCCTGACTTTGAAAAATGTTTAGAGCAAGGCTTTGAGACAAAAACCAGAAAAGATGATCAAGCGGAATGTAATGCATTTTTTGATAAATTAATTGACCGTGTAGCCGCAGGGGAAGGAAAACTAGTAGCAGAAAGAGTAGTTGAAACCTTCCTCATTGGTATAGCAGCGGGAAAGGATCAGCTTATTATTAAGGAAGAGGAAACCATTGATGTAGCCATGGCAAGATATGTTAGAAACAAGATAATGGAACGTAATGGAATGACTGAGGATCAAGTGGAAGAGTACTTTGATTTGCTGATGGGTAGGTACAGCGATGATACGGAGAAACAAAAAGTAGCGATGGAAGCTTTATTTATGATGGTCTTTGCTAACGGAGATTTTGCTAGAGCTATTCATGGAGATGCTGTTCCTACAAGAACAGAAGGAACAGGGCAAGGACAAGCAGGAAGAAGTGATCTTACGGGAGCTAAAGTAGATGCGTTGGACATTTATTGTAAGGATGACGGGTACGAAGGAAAAGAGAGAATAAGAAATCAAATTAAAGAGAATCTTCTTTCTGAGGAACAAATAAAGTATTACGAATCGGCATGTCCCCCCCGAAGTATTGATGACATATTAGACAATGATTTAATTAGAGACCCTGATGAGTGGTGTTACCAAGTTGACAGAGAAATTAAAATTCATGGAAAAGAGGAAGGTTCTGGGTCCACATGGGGGGAAACGTCTCACGACAAAAGAAGAGCATTGTGGGATCATCTGTGTGAAGATACAAAGGGGAGTGACGAAGGGGAGTTTTACCAAACTCAAGCCGCGAATATAACATTAGATGATAAAGAAAAAACTTTTATGGATAACATAAAAGAAGATTTTCTAGGAAGTTTTTGTGAAGATAAAGAAACTAAGGAGCAGGGGGTCGCTAATAGAAAAAAAGGGGAAGCGGCTCTTCTAGAAGCGTGTGAATTTAATAATCAAATGGATAGAGAAATAGATCCGTATTTAAAAATTTTACAGCCTGGGGCCTGGGTAGATGGGGTCCCAGATGCGGCAGGAGAAATGGTTGGACAGTGGTTTGATAAAAAGTATGGTCCTTCCGATAAGGAAAAAGCGAGGACCAGAGCAAAATCAGCTATAGGCTGCATGAAGCTGTCCCAGACTAGAATGAACAACATGGAAAGAATGAAAGAGTATCAGGAAATGGACAAAGCTTCTAGGGATAAAAAGGAACCTATTCCTATGGATCCTGCTGATCAAGCTGATTATCAAACAGCCCAAGAAGATCAAAAGAACTGTAAAGAGTTAGATAAAATGAAAGGAGAAATTCAGAACGCAGTATTTACTAAACACCTGGATAGGGATACTGACGAGAACGGATACCTTATTAGAGGGGGACTAGGGTTCGTTAAGCTACAGAGTATGGCTACTAGTATGGGACATAATGAAACTCTTAATGACAAAAGAATTTTAGAAGAAGATATACAGAAGTCTGGGCTAAGGAATGCGGAGCAAAGGGCTAACATAAAACACGCTAAATATAAAAGATCTAAGAGAGGAGGTAAGTGGACTACTACTGTGAGTATAATTAATGAAGACTTAGATCCAAAGGAAAAAGGAGACAGGACTCAACGTACTAGAGCTACTTTCAACGCGGAGAGAGGAGAATATAAAGTAAAATCAGGAACCAGCAAAAATGTTTTCAACACTGTAAAGAAATCCGAATCTGCTGACCCAGAAAGTTTTGAAGACCCAAGAAAATCACCTAAGGACCCTGTCAAGAAGAAGACAAAAACTGGGGAAGACAGTAGTGGATTGTTTAAAGACTATTTAAAAGGTCAACAAAAACTACTAGAAATTCTTCTTAATCAAACCACATAGAGTCCCAACACTTAATTAATTCCTCAAAAATATATACTTTATAAGTTTTATTCTTGTGTATGTTTATGTGTGTAAGTTCTTCAGGTAACTCAATCTCTCCAGGTATAATAGCTAATGCTGACTGTCTATCTTGCTTAAATATTAATAAAGGCAATTTGTTACATTTGCCAGAATCTTTTTCACATTGAGTTATAAATTCCCAAAACTCAGATCTATAATTAAATAAACAATAGAAGTTTAAATTATTGTATCCTTTTTTGCATTCAATACAGAATTTAAAGTTCTCTGGGGTTATTATATCCCCATGAATTTTTAAGTGTTCTGGTAGGGTGTGGGTGGTAGCGAAAGCACCTGATCCAGGACTTCTTGAAAATTCTGTGGTCTTGAATCTATCATTGAGTGTCTTGGCGATCTGTCGTTCAAAGGCATTCCCTTTAGCGCGGCTGTTCTTTCTCTTGGGTTTAGTTCTAAGTTTTTTTATATCGTAATTATCG